AACCTTTTCGAACTTTGCAATTCCCATGGTGGTCACCTCTTAAAAAAACGTATCGATTAGGGTTCTGATTGAATCAAGGAACTTATCATTGTCCACGATACTGAATGTAAGGCAATCAGGGTTTCTCAGGTTGGATTCCCGAGATTCTTCCTTCTTCTCAGGTTTATTAGTCTTTTCAGCTTTGTGCTTATCAACCGGGGCATTTGCAAGCTTCTTGGCTGCTTCAATAGCCGCTTTCTTGTATTCTTCTGATTTATTATCGGACTTTGTCTGTGCAGACTCTTTAAGTCTATTATCAAGCCTTGTACGTGTAGAGTCTTTAGAGTTATCTACGCTCTTCAACTCATTGACTTTCCTCCGGTTGCTAATGTTGGCATCGTCCGCACTCATAGTTAAACTCCAGTAGTACGGTTGAAGCTTTGCAAGTCCATCGCTATCGAATACGAGAGACTTAAAGTCTTTTGCTCTCCAGAGCATATCGCCATTTGCAGCAAACATAGGGCTATCTTCAATTTCAATAATATATTTCATAGGTTATTACTCCGTTTCATTGTCGTTGTCAGTGTTATTATCAGTTTTAAAGATCCGCTTGTGTTTCTTCACGCTTGTTTTCATCTTCACTGTCTTTAGTAAGGATCCGCTTGTGCTTCTCCGCTTCTTTCACAATCCTCAGAGCCTCGTCACGGTTATCAAACACAGTTACATCGCATTGGTTATATCCAAGAAGGAACACTTGCTTCGTGTGTTTATCAATCCCTACGAAACTTTCCGGGTAGACCGTGCGGACATGTAGTTCGCACAGGTCATATACCCCGGTAGACCGGAAGCAACGAGCGTAATACACGGTATCGCCGATGCCTATAGTCTTCATAAATTTCCTCCAAGAATGTAGTGAACCACATCACTAATTCCTATAGTCTTCATAATGTGCCTCCAAAGGTGTGGTCGTTTTCATTGTTGTGCGTATTCATACTTCTTATCACTCCCACAACATCTTCCAGTGTCTCCACAAAATACCTGGCATCCTGCGGAGTCATCGTGTCATCAATAGTAACCCTGATAGTGCAGTTCGCTTGATCTGGTGTAAGACCGATGGCAGTCAGGACATGCGAAGGTTCATTGGACGAAGTAGCACATGCAGATCCTGTCGAAACACAGATGCCATACGAGTTCAGCATCATAACCGTCTCGACTCCTCCGACTCCATCAATCGTGATATTGATGTTATTCGGGAGCCGGATGTATCTTGAGCCGTTCAAATTTATCCCCGGAATTTCCGTAGATAATCTTGCGATTAAATACTCACGCATCCGCTCAGTCTTCAGAGCAACCACATCCATTTCATCAGCAGCTATTTCAGCAGCTTTGCCGAGACCTACGATTCCTGCAACATTCTCAGTTCCGGCACGTAGTCCATATTCTTGCTGACCACCGTTGATTAACGGTATGAGCGACTTCTGGAGTTCTTTGCGGACATATAAGAAACCTACACCCTTCGGTCCATGTATCTTATGTGCGCTTGCACTTAACATATCGATATTCATTTCATTTACATTTATCGGGATATGCCCGAATGCCTGTACCGCATCAGTGTGGAAAATAACTCCACGAATCTTACACAGGTAACCATATATTTTGGTGCGCTCAATCGTGCCGAGTTCGTTGTTTGCAGCCATTATGCTTACCATGAAGGTGTCAGGGTTATTATCAATCGCCTCTTCAAGGTCTTTGAGACGGATCCGTCCATCTTTATCAACATCCAGATATGTCACGGTGCAGATGCCGAGTTTCTCCAGCGCGTGACATGTATTAAGGATTGCGTGATGCTCGACCTTGGAAGTAATGATGTGTCCACCCCGATGCGTCAGAGCCTGGGATATCAATGCCCAGTTATCAGCTTCTGAGCCACCGGAGGTAAAGATTATCTCCTCCGGCTTTGCTCCTATCACATCAGCAACCTGTTTTCTGGCGGTGTCTATGGCTTTTGCCGAGAGTATTGATAAGTCATAGGTACCTGACGGATTGCCGAAGTTGTCGGTAATATAGGGTTTCATTGCCTCGACCACTTGTGCCGAGATTTTCGTGGTCTAAGCGTTGTCGCAGTAAAGGAATTTTTTCATAGGTCTATAACCTCTGCATATTGATTATCTGAAGCTAGGTTTACTCCCAGAACTTCATCATAGTGCGGTTTCTGACCTGGAAGGTATCTTCCGAATTTAATTATGACGTTTGAGTACATTGTTTTAATGTAATCAACCTCTTCGGCGATCTCATCCTTGTCATAACCCGTGTAAATCACGATATCGTCAAAACATGCTTCGTGAATTCTGAAGTGCTGTAATAAACTGTTGAGTTCTCGCCATGAGTCAAATGGCTCCATGCCTTGACATACAATTGCTTCAGTTATCGGGTTATTAATATAGCGTCTGTATATATCGCTGATGCCTGTCGTTACTTGTGACTCGTTGATTAAGTCACGATTCTGACAGTGTTCCTTCCCGCACTTGAAGGTGCAGGTCGGAAACATCAGTGACATTGCGGGTTTCTTGTAGTTGACGAAGTCTTCGTCAATAATCCCACAAAGAGTTATCGTTGGGGTTAGGATTGGTATCATTGCATTACTCCATCATTAGAGAGAACATTCATCCACTTACGTCTATCAAATTCACGCTTGCGGATTTTTTGATAACTGCTTACAGGAGTGTAGAATCCGACCACGCGAGAGTATGTATCAGCAATCGGTTCTCCACAGACCGGGCATTTCTTCTCACTAATAAACGCATGTCTGTCCTTACAGACACTAATCTTTGTTGTAAATGCGAAGTAGATGACTCCTTGGGATGCTACATAGTTCAGCATATCCCATGCCATTTCTTCTGTCGGGAATCTGTTCTCGATGTCTATGTGAGCGATAGTACCGCCTCCACATTTCTTATCAAACAGAGATCCAAGACGGCATTTCTCCTGAATCGTGCATTTCTCCATAAGCGGAATCCATTGATTTGAATAGATGAAATATTTGTTTTGCTCATACAGAAGATTATCAGCCTGACAAATAACTCCTGCACAGTTCTCAGCCGGAATCATCTCAAGGTTAAAAGTAAAATCACATTCAAAATTATCTTTCACGTTATTAATCGTATCGAGGATTTGTGTAGCGAACTCCACGGCTTCATCTGAGTAACTCTTACATCCGAATTCATCAGTGTTAATTAACCCGAAGAGGTCCATTACTTCATACATTCCCAACGCTCCGATTGTACAGAACTGCTTATCAAGTTCAACTGCACCGTCCTGATAGTTCGGAAGCAATCCCTTTTCAATATTACGCTGAATAATATGTCTCATTGCCGTAAGTGCTTTGCAATCCAGGAGTGTGCGGTTCTTTAAGATCCGAAGATATTTTTTCTTGTCTAATTCGCTTTCATATGCAATTCGTACAAGATTAATCGTACTCACCCGGCAAGAGCCAACCGAAAGGGCTGTGCCACCAATAGAGTTAATAAACGCATCGAGTTTTGACGTATCACTAAGTAAACGACAACAATTGCTCAAAACTCCTACATTATCACTGACGAAGAAATTAGAATCAGACCATTTACGGTTATGATTGCTTGCCCATCTTGCAAAGTCTTCGTCTGCAAATTTACCGTCTTTATAAAGAAGACTGTATGTTAATACAGGGTATGTGAACATATTCACTTCCCGTGTTTCATCGACCACATGCATGAATACCTTCTGCACATTTACAAAATCTTCAATGTGATCAATGGCGAATGTTCCGTCCGGGAACTCTATACCACCAAAAAGAGATTCAAGGTAGGGTCTATCGAAAATTGAAACATTTGTAACCTCTATATTCACGGTGATTCGCTACGTCACCGCCGTTCTCTAATGAACTGCTCTATGTCACCATAGAGAGTGGACTATATCACGCACTGCTTATACAGTACCCTTGCACTTCCATTGTCAATAGCTTACAATGTACTCCCAGTGGGGATAGTCTCTGAACCTTCCTCTTCCGAGGCTTGGCTGCTAATTGTCTCATTTTTGCTATGAACTTTAATATGACAATCTTTACATAGTGTGATTAGATTATCTTCGTCTAAGAACCTTCTGTCGTGAGTAATGATGTTATATAATTCAACCTAATCTGTCGTATTCTGTGGATTTAAAAGCGGATGCTCGTCCCGATTTTCCTGCACTATATCCGAGAATTTGCGATTATGATGAATATGCAAAACAGTATGCTTTTTACCACACATCTGACACGTATAATTATCTCTTCTGGCAATTTTAGGAACCTGATTGGTATGAAAATACTCTCTTAATAACATATTCAAAGGTGTGATACCACCTTTCCAGTTGGGATGTTTATCCCCTGTCATTAATCCTATCTTAGATTCCTAATTCGTTTTTGTCTCCAAACCCAGCCTGTGCATCTGTCTGCGTACCATACCGGGATCAACATCATATATTAACCCGATATCTTTACATGACATATTTTCTTCCCAGTGCAATCTCTGAAGTAATTCAGCATTATTCAAGTCTTCTGGAAACTCTTTGCCATTAGAATTAAATTGTGCCTCACTCATACTTCTCGTTTTTATTCCATGCCGTTTCAAGTCATTAATTACGACCTAATGAGACGTTCCGAATAATTTCTAGATTTCATATGCAGACTTCTTCTCATCGCAGTAAAGTCTTATCATTTCTTGTATTTCTTCCTCTGAATGTTTTACTGCATTTTGATTTGACCAGGGTTCTATTCCATTTTTCTTCAGATTGTATCTAATCGTGTCCGCAGAAACGTTGTTCTCACGGGCAATCTCACTCATACTCTTATGAAGTACGATGTGATTCTGGTAAAGGTAATCATAAAGTTCATATTGATGCTTTGGGGTAACATTACGAGTGGTAATTTTCTTCTTTATATTGAATTTAATTAACCACTGGTTTATCGTGTTGGGTTTACATCCGTAGTCAGCTGCAATATCCGCAGTTCTACGGTCTTGAGTAATATACTGGTCATATAACCAGTCCCGATCCATCCAAGGTTTTTCGCCCGTATACCTATTCTTAGGATAGTTAATTTTAATCACCCCATTTATAAGACTTTTCAGCAATTCACAAGGTTTGCTATATTGGTCACCCAATAAAGGCGCAAACAATTTACGCAGATTGATCGATTCTAAGGAACGGTTGATTTAATCTGAACAGGAACTTCTGCAGCTGCTGGCGCAAATAATAGTCGGGATCTTTCATGTAGTAGCCATCCTCGACATCCCTCTTCCAGAAATACCATGCCCAGATAAGAACATTAGGAAGTCCGCAAGCGCCGGACTGGCGATTTGATAAGAAACTCACGAACTCAATAACATCATCAAAGTATGTGGTCAGATGCTTCGGAGGTTCATTATTGTACTTGTCCAGGAAAAACAATCCTTCTGTCGCGAGCCTCGTCAAATCATTCGCCCAACAATACGGAAAGTAACTAGCAGTAGTACTATCATTAAGATAGAAACCTCTGCTGAACTCCTGCTCAAGCCACTGCTTTGCAGTTTTGAGTCCAAACATCTTTTTGATTTCTGTGAAAATTTTATTAAGCCCAAAAAGCTTATCTTCGCTCTTGCCCTTTTCGGTCATAAAGCTTCTGATATCTTTATGATTAGCATTCGCATTCGGATCAATACTGGCATCTGCCAGAGTATCCTTCCCGACAAAATTGTCGATAAACTCCGAGAAATCCAACTGGCTAGGATGTAAGCCGTTGATGTACTCAAAATCCTCGCCATATTTCTTCTTTAATTCTTCTAAACAACGTTCAAAATCCTTGGAAAGTTTTAAGTTAATTTCCATTTACCATAACCACTCCTCACTGCTCATTCACCCACCGAATCGCATCCCCAAATTCCATCGGCTCTCCGTCAACCTCCAGAATCGGAGCAGACATAAAACCTTTCTCAATCATGAGATCCTCATCGGTGACTAATTCATAGTCAACATTTGCCGTCTTTAATTTTGTCTCCAAGACCTGACACTTCGGACAGTTCGTGGAGTATAACACAACACTCATATGCATCACCCCCTTAGTTGGTTGATTAAAGATACATTTGAAGTTCATTCTCTGCATCTACCCCGGCTGTGAGATACTTCTGTCTCGCCTTTCTAATCTTGTCAATGATATTACTAAGTTCAATTTCTGCTTTTGCAAACTTACGCCACATGTAAGTGTTCCACTTGACATTAAGCCTCAGATCCACAATCTTCTTACCAGTATCGACATCGAACTCATCGCCGTCAGTACATTTCGCAACAGCCTTGATTTTCTTGCCTACAGAATCTTTGGATCGTTCATAAAGAAAGTCAAACATCTGACTATATTTTAACGAACCAAGGGCATTCCGAAACTCACCGTAGGCATCCTTGTTGCACTCCAGAATCCCGATTACCATCTTTTCTTCCGGCTTCACGATATATGTAGTTTTTCCGATTTTACGATTTAATTTCTTCGTATTCATAGACTTTTTCTCCTGTTTATATCTCTTAATGAATAATCAACTCACCAGTCTCATCGTTTTTCCAGACCGACAAATCCCGCCAGTTATCACGGTCACCGCCGATTCTCATGTAGTCGTGACCCCCATCAACAAAACAGGAGCCACAACTGCACTCAACGTAGTTATGTACACTTTTGCTCTCGATAACATCGCCACATTTAAGGCACTGTATCCGATTATGTACGATACTCATTGGACTTCCCATATAATCACCTCAATCATAGTCAGTCTTGAGAAGGATGTTCTCATTGAAAATAAAGTTAATCAACGCATCCTCGTCCCAGATATTAACGATTTCAATGTCAAACTCCGGGATACTCTGATGATCAATTTCCGGCTCCGGCGAATTCTCAGCAATCTTAATACCCTGACAGCCAGGGATGTAATTACACAGGACATCCTCAATCTGACGGAAGTTGTAAGATGTTTCGATGTCATAATCGCTAAAGCCATTGAGGTAGTAACAACATGTCACAAGATAACTGAGTTTGTCCTCCTGCGAGTTAAACGTCTGTCTGTTCCTCCCAAATTCGCCATAGTGTGCGATAACGTATCCGTCTTTCATCGGAAGGTTACTATCCTGGAGTCCAACGTTTGAAAATGTAACAGTATGCACAGACGATGAATTGGTTTCAAAAACGCCGATTCTAACAACCTTCATGGTTTAATTCTCCTTGCTGTATGATTCTTTGCGGTCTTTTTCCGCTCTTAATAACTTAATTCTCGTTGCCATATAACTCTTCGTAATCTCTATTCGGTATCTTAACAGTAATAAACCTGCGAAGTTCAGACGGTGACGCTGCCGGAAACAGTATGCAATCATTACAGTCTCTCACTTCTACGGTGATTAGTTCATCGGGATCCGTAATGTCGCTAAGATATTTATCCATATCGAAATAAACCCGATAATTGTACTCCTGTGTATTGTCAGAGGTAGTCATGTAGACATCTCCGGCTTCTGTTTTATGTGTTGCAATGTAGCTTGCAGCCAAACAGCCTGGACCATTCGCCGTCTTCAAGGTGTATCCAGTTTCTGCGTTTAATCCATTAGTGTACCTTCTTGAAAGCAGAAAATCGACGAGATCCAAACCTACTCCCTCAAAGTAGCCATCATACTGTTGATACACAGATGCGATCAGGCCATTCTTACCTTCATCAGGATACGATTCATAAAACTTAACTGTGCTTCTTGTTCCCATAGTTAATAGTTCCTCTTATTACAAAATGGTTTATTCGTGCTTCTTGTTCCCACGATTATTACTCCTCTGGATCCTCTGTTTCTCCATGAAACAGGAACCACTGAACCCACTCACTGTCCGTCATTGACTTCAGATACTGGGTATTCCAGTACCAGTTGATTGTCGCAAACAAATCGCCGATATAAACGTACTCCGCTATCTCATCGACTATATCATCCAGATCCCCATCCTCTTCGTAAGCATTGACTCTACAATACTTATCGAGGAGCGGAAACAATTTCCTGTCCACCTCGTCAGGACTAAATTTGCTTCGCAGCATATAATCACCTCATTATTCATCAAGGTCTGCAGTACAGAAGAATACTCCGATATCTCCAAAAATCTCTTTTGCAATATCCTGATACAGAGTCGAGAAATTGCCATTGATATCACTCATGTTATCTCCGTAGTACTGCACGACTTCTGGCTCAAATACAACGTAGTCAGCGGTAAATCCGCTTCCATCAATATGATCAACATATGCAACCGCCGGATTTTCTGCTAATGCTGCACAGAGCAGTTCAAACTTGGAATCACCAAGTGCATTCGCCGGGATGACAGTAACGAGAAGTTTTACACTGCCAAATTCAACGAACGGCGGGAGAAGCTTCTAGAGCGCATCAGCTTTCTTGGGGTTATTAACACGGAGTTTGATTTCTGGCTACTTCTCATCAAACTCGATATTGATCTCATCGTCTACGCCAAAGAGCGCATTGATTTTTTTGTAGTAAAGTACCCAGGGTGCAGACATTGTAAGTTTATTATTTTCCATGATTAGTTCTCTCCTTCGTGTTCTATATAAATGTAATCTTGTTATTAAATCCGGCAGATGGGATGTTTCACCCACCGCCGTAAGGCTCTGGTTTTCAAGCCGTCTTTATGTTATAATCCCATCAGGGTGTTTTTAGGGAACCAGTCGGTGCGGTATTTCTCGCCCTCTCATTTCCCGGTACTGGTTAGTGGAGTCACTTGTTACAGCAAGGCACGATTTCCACTAAACAGGAAAGGAGGTTGAATGGTTATGATGTAGGTAATACAGGTTATTATCGAAGTTATAATGTTATAGTTTGTGATCTATGATCACCGCGACATGTTCAAATAACCATAATGTCGTTGTTTGTGGTTTATAACCGCCGTAGCATGTTTAAGAAACACTGACTGGTTGGTGGGATTTAATTGTCACATTTCTGCAAGTAAACTTCTTACTGGTTCACTCGTCAGGTTATTCTTTGCCCATTCAATATATCCCGGATTTTCAGCTTGCACATCAAAGAGTGTCATGCCCTTGTATTTACCGAAAGGCAATGTCCATGTATGAATGTCCGGTTTTTCGGGTTGAATGTCCTGTTTTGCGCCGTCAAACAGTACTTCGATATCTTTCCGAGATGCAAGGTAATCACATGTATGAACGAGCATCTGTTCCTCTGATGTAGGTATGGGCAATTCTATATTGCTTCGCTTGTCGGTATTCCATGATCCCATGTGACTTTCAATGCACTGGCAAATCATATTAACATAACCCTCAGAGATATTAAGCGAATCCTTGTTGTTCATATAAACCTTATGGACTACACTAGCTGCCAGTAGCGGATGATCAAATTTCGTAAATTTGGACTTCTCATAATCTTCCTGAGAGCCGGACTTCCGAGTGTCATGCATGAGTCCTGCAAGCCTGAGACAATCACGTTCTTCGGGGTGGTATTTGCGCTTGAACCAGTCAAGGCTGAGTATGTGATTCATGATTTTGCATAATCCGAGGGTATGACGAAGCAATCCTCCTTCACCAAGCGACCACGCACCATGATACTTATTCGTACTTGAACTTGATACATGGTAAAAGTACTCAGGGATTGTCTCGATACACAACTCTGCGAATCGTTTAATATTGTCGGTTTCGAATGTATTTAAAATCTCATCAAATGCGTTATTCATTGGATTTAATCCTCTTGTATTCATTGTAAAAACTTATGTAAGTAGTACATAAAGTACCCGTATATAAACTGTCCCGTGTAATTCCTATTCGGCATAAACATTATCGGGGTATTGTACTCATGCCAAAGCGAATGATATGACCCCCAGTAACTCTTTGGTTTATACTCACTCAGGTAATTACCCCTGACCATATCTTCGTAAGATCCCGATTCAATGATCAGCACCTTATTCTCAGGAGCTAGAGCCAGTTCTTTCTTGATTCGCTCACGTTCCTTGGTAAGGTTCCCGGCGAGTTCATCAAGATTGGCTTTACGCTCAACTACAATCTTGCGGTCAAAATACAGGTCTTTAACAATTCCCAGGTCAGGATTCGCTGGAACCATAAAGCTGTAATCACCGTAAGAAAGGGATTTTCGCATATACTAAATATTGTTGGCTTCGAAAAATCCAAGGATATGCTTGTTCTTGCCGTCTTTTTCACGGGTATCTACAAGCACTGTCATGGATTTATATATCTTTGATTTCTCGTTGTCCGAGAAGTGCAGTAATTCAAGCATAC